AACGCGCTTGTGACCCTCAAGCTGAAGACCACGGCCTAATCGGCCAGAGGGGGAGGGCAACCTCCCCCTCACTCCGTTTAGGTGGTGGCAGGTGTTGGAAGTCGCCTGCCTCCTCCTAAGCCGAGTGAACCAAAGAGGGGAATCATGGATAAGACTATCGATCAGATGAACAAGGACGAACTTGAGGCGTATGCCCGCAAGGAGTTTGCCTTTGAAATCGATAAGCGTCGCCGCCTTGATGACCTAATTGAGCAGGTAAAGTCTTTCGAGACGATGAAGGGCAAGCCGAAGCCTGTCACGTCCCAGACCGCGAAGAAGGACCGTTGTCCGAAAACTGTACGCAACATTCGGACTGGGGTGGAGTGGTCCTGGAATCCACTGTATAGCGGTAATGCAGACCTCGAAGTTATCGAGTGGGAGTGAACTGAATGCCAACGACCAAAGCCATTGACCTGATCAATCGCGTGGCGGTCACGCTGCAAGACCCCACGTTCGTGCGTTGGACTCAGCAGGAATTGCTGAACTACCTAAACGACGCACAGCGGCAGGTCGTTCTGTTCCGTCCAGACGCGAAGACGGTCAATACCACCCACACGTGCGTAGCAGCTGCCAAGCAGACGCTGGCTGCTGACGGATTGCGCCTTATCAATGTTCTACGTAACAAGGATGGTCGCGCCATCACGAAGGTGGACCGCAAGATTCTGGATGTGCAGCTGCCCAACTGGTGGGAGACGCCTGTTGATGCGACGGGCGTGAAGCATTTCGTCTACGACGCCATCGATCCGAAGGTGTTCTACCTGTTCCCGAAGCCGGCGGTAACGAACCAGATCGAGATCGTCTACGCCACGTCCCCGGCAGACCTGTTGGTGAGCAACTTCACCAGCGACACCCAGGTGATCAGCATCGACGACATCTACGCGAACGCCATCATGGACTACATGATGTACCGCTCGTACCAGAAGGACAGCGAGTTCGCGAACCTCAACCGTGCCGGTTTGTTCTTCCAGGCCTTCGGCAATGCTCTTGGCATCAAGACGCAGGCTGACGGTGGCCTGAACGACAACATGATTGCGCAGCAGCCTGGGGTGATACGCCAGTGAAGTACAGCGACCTGTTCGTTTACGTGCTGTCTGAGGTGGCTGGCTGCCCGGAGTTCACCGCTGAACGTGCGATCCGCGATACGTGCATCGACTTTTGCGCCCGGACTGGGGCGTACAAGGCAGAGCCGCTGTCGCTTATCGTCATTCCCGGCATCGTGGAATACGAACTGGAAGCGCCGACCGGCACGGAGCCGAACCACGTCAGCAAGGTACTCCGTAGTGGGCGTGAACTGACGAAGCTTCCGTACGAGGATGCGTACATCCGCAACGAACTGGCAAGCACCAGGTCTGCGCCTGGCTACTTCTCCCAGTACGACAACAGCAATCTACTGCTTGGCCCAGCGCCAGACGCCAGAGAGACGCTCAAGGTTCTTTACACCTTGAAGCCGACCACGGCGTCTACCTCTATCCCAGACACCATTGGCCTCGAGCATCGCGAGACGCTGGTCAGTGGCGCTCTGTTTCGTCTTCAGATGATGGCGGGTGCTACTTGGGCGAATGGTGGCCCAGCGCAGGCAAACAACATGATCTACGAGCGCGGCGTGTCGGCTGCGATCCGCCAGGCGAAGTACGGCCATAGCGGTGCCTCGCTCACTGTGACTGCGCGGGAGTTTGGGTAATGGCTTATTCAGAGACTATCAACCTTGTCCAGGGTGACACGCTCCCGCAGCTTCAGCTGACGATCCGCGACCAGAACACTGCCGCGTCAGGCAAGACGCTGGACACGGAAGACCCGACGACCTGGGCAATCGTGAACTTGGTGGCTGCGACTGTCCGCCTGAAGATTCGTGAAATCGGCGGAACGGCACTGAAGGACACGATCACGGGCCAGGTAACGGACGGCATCAACGGCAAGGTCGTCTTTATGTTCGCCAGCACTACCCTTGATACCGCAGGCCTGTACGAGGCGGAGGTGGAGGTTACGACTTCTCTTGGCGGAATACAGACCGTCTATGACCTCCTGAAATTGCAGGTGCGCGAGCAGTTCTAATGAACGCCTTCGATGCTTCACAGAAGCTGAGGGCGGCGGCAACGTATGCGGTCCTGAAGGCGCAGAGCGCGTTCTCCGTTCTGACGACATCGACCTATTACCAGACGCTTGCTGCGCAAGCCGTAGCCGCATTCCTGACAGCACAGGCCAGCGCGACCTCGATGGTGGCGACGGCTAACTACATCCGCATTCGGATCGAGGCGGAACTGGGCGAGTTCATCTTTGCCTTGAGCCGTGGCGACACGCTCACCGCCATCGACACTGCCGTCCGCTCCTTCCTCAAGGGTCTGTCCCACGCAGCGCAGGTCAGCGACCAGGCGGTCAGGCTGTTTAGCAAGGCAGTCGCTGACGCCTTCAGTGCGTCCGACACGGTGAGCCGCCTGTTTGGCAAAGGCCTGACGGATACCACTACGGCTTCTGACGTAAGTACCAAGTCACTTGGAAAAGTGCGCCAGGACATTTCTGCGATTTCCGATGCGGCGGTGAAAGGTTTGACCACATCCCGGTCAGACTCCTTTGTTGCCGGTGACGTGCTGACCCGCGTCACGATCTTCCTCCGCGCGTACCTAGACGCCTTCACGGCATCTGAGTTGTATCAGCGGACATTCGGCAAGTCGGCCACTGAAACTGTGGCCATTACGGATGATGAAATCCGCACAGTACTGAAGGTTCTGTCTGATCCTGCAACAGCAACGGACGACACGAACCAGGCGGGGGTAGACGACAACGCGAACCTGTCGTTCTTCCGCAGCCGCTTTGAGTCGGCGAGTGCATCCGATGTGTTCTCGAGAACGGTGGTTTATGCCCGTTCGTACATTGACGGACTAAGCACCAGCGACGCCACAACGCGAGCGTTTGCCAAGGCTGCCTCAGATGCCCCCGTGGCTGGAGACGCTGCTGTGCGCTCTCTGATGAAGACATTGTCGGACCTCGCCAGGGTTACGGACGACGTGAACGGCGCGGCGGCGGACGATGATGCTAATTGGTCGTTCTTTAAAAACCGATCTGAAGTCGCCACTGCGCAGGATATTCTCACTAGGGTCATGACCTACACGCGGCAATTGAGCGACACCGCGTCAATCGCCGAGACAGTTGCTCGCAGTACAACAAAACAGTTTGCTGATGCGTTTATTGCTGGCGATGCGGCGGTCATCTCGATGGTGCGTCAGCGCAGCGCAAGTGAAAGTTCCAGCGTCGCGGATGCTATTGTTCGCGGAATAATAAAGAGCATTGTGGACTCTGCGCAGGCATCCGACTTCGCCACCCTAAGTGTGTTTCGAGCAAGAACTGATCTGGCGACTTCATCAGATGCCGCGTCCAAGACTGCCGGCAAGGCTTCCTCTGATATTGCATCGACATCAGATGGTGGCTCTGTTATGAGCCAAGGGTATACGAGCGGTACGTACTTCGCAGAAGACTACGTGGGAACTTACAGAACTTTTTGAGGTAGATCATGAACACTCTTGAAAGCATCAAAGCCACGGGCCGTCTGGCGATTGCACTCCTCGACGCTAATGGCAACTTGAAGACCAGTGTTGAGGTTGAGAACCTTGTCGTCACAGCCGGCCTTGGCTTCATCTCGAGCCGCATGAAGGATGCCACCGCCGCCGCCATGTCGCACATGGCTGTTGGGTCTGGCACGACTGCCGCAGCTGCCGGTCAGTCTGCGCTAATTAGTGAACTTGGCCGCTCCGCCCTTACGTCCACCACGGTGACGGGTGCGCAGGTTGCGTACGTAGCGACCTTTGGCCCTGGCGTTGGCACTGGCGCTGTCACGGAAGCCGGACTTTTCAACGGCGCTTCGTCTGGCACGATGTTGTGCCGCACGGTCTTCAGCGTCGTGAACAAGGATGCTGGCGACACCATGACCATTACCTGGACGGTGACGCTGGCCGCTGCCTAATTTGGTTTGAGGCGAGTTATAAATGGCTACTATTACGCTGCGAGCCGCTAAGGGTTCGCCTCTCACCAACACTGAGGTTGATAACAACTTCAGCGCGCTGAACACTGAACTGGCAACGAAGGCGAACTCTGCATCGCCTTCGCTGACCACACCCATCCTCGGCGTTGCCACTGCAACTAGCATTGCCGCAAGCTTGGGTGCCGTTGGCACACCTGCGTACACGTTCACGGGCGATACCGACACCGGGATGTGGTCCCCGGCTGCTGACACGATTGCCTTCAGCGAGGGTGGCGTGGAGGCCATGCGCATCGACAGCAGCGGCAACCTCGGGATCGGTACTTCAACACCGGGTTCGAAGCTAGAGGTCAGTGGAACCACGCGCTCCACCGCCTTGGTCGTGACCAGCGCCACCGCATCGGCTACCACAACGCAGTTGACCAACTTAAACAGTGGGTTCCAGCTAAATACGGTGAACGGCAGCAGCAGCAGCGCATCCGGCGATGTGCAAGCTACACTCGGGCTGTACTACAGTTCCTACCTGAACGGCGGCATCCAGTTTCCGCGAGGTGGTGACGGCACGAACGGTTGGCTGAACTTCATGACGGCTGGCACTGAGAAGATGCGCCTCGATGCCGCTGGTAACCTCGGGATCGGGAACACTGCGCCAACGACAAGACTCGACGTATCCGGGAGTATCACTTCACGCAGCGGATCGGTCATAGCCGACACTCTGACAAACTACGGCACCAATCTGGTGATCAACGCTGCGGGCGGTTTAGACACTATCTTTCAAACTAACGGCACCGAGCGTATGCGCCTCATCACCGGGGGCAACGTCGGGATCGGGACGAGCGCGCCGGGTGTCCCTTTGGATGTCAATGGCGCGACCCGGATACGAAGTAACTTTTTTGTGTACGGTACTGGCGACCGTTTGAATGTGCTTCCGGGGGCGGCTGCCAGCGGTGTAACCGTTCTTTCCACAAACAATGGCAACAGCGACTATGCACCGCTGGTGCTTGATGGCAGCAGGGCGG